TCAGATAAGCCAATCCTACCTTAGCCCCGTCATCGCCTCCCTGTACCACATCGAACCCTCTGGTGTGTATAAGATGGCCGTTTTTATAAACGCCTCCTCCGATACTGCTATTTAGGTTGCCCGTGTGGAAATTGTACCCTGCATTCAACTTGGCATGGTTCTTCAGCTCTTCCAGGACGTATTCCAGTCGGCTTACAATCACCCGATCCATCCTTTCGGAGTAGGCTCTTATATTCCGCCTCGCTGCGTCCACGCTGCCACGCTTCAAATTGAATCGCATCATACCACTATGCGGATTTGTCGGGTTAACTTTTGATAGGTGTTCGATATTACCTGATGCGTACCGATACACTTACATCTGCTGTCCTTCAACCTAACCTTTTTGCACTCGGAAAAATCAGCCGTCCCCACAAATCGCTCATCTACTAAAATCACGTAGTTAGCCCTGCGGTACTGACCGCCATCGTACTCCTGCAGCTCCCGCCTTGGTGCTTTGATGTTACATGGGTAGTACGATGACCACTCTGGGCGTGTGGGTAGGGGGTGTCCCCACCCATCCACGCCCGTTGTGCTCGTGCCTGTGTAGAACGATATTTCTCCCAGTTTTACCATCAGATTAGATTAAAATTTTCGCCCACGTAGCCCACCCTTTCGCCTCCACTCTCTCCGTGCTCATCGTAGATGCTATTCGCCTCACGGATTAACGCCTTGCGCTCATCGCTTGTGAACGAAATAGCAACCTCCTGCTCACGAATGTTTGGAGCCTTAGCGAGCCACATGTACAAATCAGCTCGTGCCAAATGCCACGCCCTGCCAACCACCAGCTCGCCATCAGCCTGCAAGCCCCTACCCGCACAGATAAGGGAAACAGTACCTTTCGGAACGGGGTATGCTGTTAGGGCGTGTATGGCTTCACTCACCGTCATCACCAAGCAGCTGCATTAGTTTTTAAAAATACCATGTGGGAGTATGCGTCAACGGCTGGGAACGCATTCGCCTTGCCGTAAACCTTTCCATAAGGTACATCTTTCTCCTCCTTGTACGAACCAACCATGAAGAACGATTGGTAGGTCTCCCTCTGTGGGGATTCCGTGTAAATCTGCTTCCACTCGAATCGACCCACGGCTGGCTCGGGCGAACCCACAGCCATAATCGAATTGAATGGGTTGGAAGTAGTGTACGACCCGTCAGCATTTTCCCTCGTAATCTGGTCGTCAATTATCTCGATTTGGATAGCGTCCACGCCGAAATAAATGGCTAGCATGGCGTTCACAGTCTCCAGTGATGGCGGAATGTTTTGGCTCATTAGGTGCATCACTAGGGTAGCGCAATAGCTCTTTACCTGTGTGTTCGCACGGATATAGCCAAATAGCTCGCCGCTCACTTTGACGCTGCGAATCCTAATCCCCTTCGATTTGGGTAGGTCAATGAAGAACGCCTTGATGTCGTCAATGATGGTTGCAGCAGCGTTCGTCCAAGGAGTTCCTGTCTTTACTTTCTGCCACGTCTGGACTGGGTACTGCATAGCGGCCAGCCCTGCCAAATATGGACTGTTGGCTGCGGCGAACTCCAAGGAACACCCGTTACTAATCAACGAGTAGCCCAAGTACCTGCGCTCATTCTCTAACGCCCTGCGAACATTCGCCAAATCGTTGTCCCAAAAAGCCAGCAGTTGAGCTGCAGCATCAGCATTCTGAGCACGTGCGAAATTCTCCTGCAATTTATGCCAACGCTCAAAGTCAGCAGCATCCATCTCAAACGCCTTGCCAAAGGTCGCTAGTTCACCCTGAACCGACTTGTAACCCCTGCGCCCCGAAACGGGAATGCTGGACTTGTTTTGAATCGGGTCGGCAGCAATGTTCATCTCACCCATAGCGTTCGTTATCGTTCGCCATGAGCCGTCCATAGTCTGCGAAAGTGGGAAATGCACATCAATGGCAGACGTGGGGAGGGGGTTCGCATCGTAGAACGCCCTTATATCCTCGATGGTCAAGAGTTGACCCGTTGGACTTAGTGGTTGTGATTTTGCCATGTCTATTCCCTCCCTTAATATTTAACAACGTTAATGAACTTTAGATGCTCTAGGTACTTATCGCCTATTGCACCCTCTACCACGTCAGCACGTGTGTACGCATCTGCGCCAAAAATTACCATCTGGTCTTTCGGCACCTCAATCGGGTACTTTAGGATAGCATCAGGCGTGCGCTTCAATGCCGCACCCGTACCTGCCGTGTTCGCCTCGTAGATGAAGAACGATTGCGAAGTGCCAGGGAAGCCTATGGCTGTGGATAGGTTAATCTTCTCTATCCCCCCTGATGGGGCTGAAACACTGGCAATGTGCCGTGCCGTGCCGTTCGTATTGCCTAGGGTTACAAGGTCTCCCGCCTTGAAGTGGTGTGAACCCTGCTTGACTTTGAAACTCTTTGCTGTTGACCCCTTCTCCACCACCGCCTGCTTGCACACGTAGCGCAAGCCGCTTGATGGTGCAGAAATGGGAGTCCCCTCTGGCAAATAGTTCCCTGCGACAAGGTTGGAAGTCCGAAGGCTCACACCCCCAGGAATGTCCCACGCCTTGTCCTTGTTGATGATGTTCTTTCGCGTTAGAACATCCTCATAGGTTTGAATTTGTCTCATTTCTCTTTGTTTTGTTTATTAACCATTTCACGGGCTTTTTTTAGCACAGGCGTTTGCCCGTCGTCGTCTTGTGCCTGCGCCCTGCTGGGTACGGTGAAGTCCAACCCTTTCGCTTTTACAGAATCAACAAACGCCTTGTTAGCCTCCGTTTTCTGCTCAATCATAGAGTTAAACACGTCCGTACTCATGCCAGCGTACACCGATTCGTAAAGGGATAGCTCAACATCAACCTGAGCCTTTGGCATTCCTGCGTATGCTTTCTGAATCTTTGCCAGCCTCCCCTCTTTGATAGCCCCCTCCTGAAGGTCTTTCATTTGGTTGGCCAAATGTTGGATTTGTTCTTGCAGCGTTTTTACTGCATCGTTATCTGGTGGTTCGGGTTCTTTTTTCGGCTCAACTTTCTGTTGTGCCTTTAAATTCTCCAGCTCCTTTTGATGTTTCGCTAACAGCTTATCAGATTCGCCTTTCAAAACGAAGTTGATATTACCCTGCAAATTCTCAAGCAGCCCCTTAGCATCCATAGCCTCCAACTGCTCATCGGTGGTAATCAATTTGGAGTACTGGTCTGCCAGCCCCTCCAACGTGCGGTCGCTTACCTGTGAGTTTTGCTCACGTGCGCCTTTCAGTGTTTCTAGGATTTTGTCCCTCATAATTCAAGTTTTTTTGGTTTGTCCAATTTTGTAAATATAATCAATCGTTGCTCAAATGATTCAACAGTCTCGTTTTAGTTTTAAACATATCAAATTCTGCCACCCGCTCCAATGCTGTGCTGACCACGTTGTGATAGAATACTATATCATTCAATAACCTTTCGGTTAACTCTCTTATCTCCCCAACGTCATAGGGATTAACCAGCGTATGTGGGTATAGAACCTTTGCCGTTTCGCTCCGCTCGCTGCAAATCATCGGAATACCCAAAGCGGCTGCATCCATGCACACCCTGCCAATCGAGTAGCTCAAATGCCCGTCAACCAGAACCTTGTACTTCGTTAGAAGTCTCAGGAAGTTCAAATAGTCGGTATCGCCGTATATGGTGTCGTAGGTTTTCATCAGCCTAATGGCGTCTTGACCCTGATACGCCAACAGGTCAACGGGAACACACAGCCTATCAAATGCCTGACCCAAATACGCCTCGTGCGCTTGGTAGCGATGTGAAATCACGCCCACCCTATTCTCTTGAGTTAATCCCTGCACTCCCCTCACGAACTCAACGTCAACGGGGTTGTTAATCTCAATCACGGGCTTTTGGGTCAAGAACCTCAACATCCTGCATTGCATCTCTTCAACGCCTATGACGTAGTCGGCTGCGTTGACCGCCTGCTTGAATAGCTGAAAGTTGAACACCCCATTCATAACGTCAACCCCGTGGTCTGCCTGACAAATCAGCTTCGTGTTAGATTTTTCGCCCAAAATGCTGCGAACCTCCAACGCTAGGTCTAGGTCGTTCGGGGCAAGGTTCATGTGGATTATATCGTAATCATTTATGCTCTCTTTATCCCTTATTTGCGCCCAACGCCTCACGTCTGCGCCCATTGACCTAATCCAAAGGTATTGCCCGCTTCGGGTTATTTTCTCATCATTTATAAGCGTGTCGTGGATATAGTTCGTGAGCCATAGCACCCGCTTGTGTTCAAATAGGTCCCATTCGGGCACTGAGCGCAATATTTCGTCATGCTTCTCAACCAGTTCTTCCCGCCTATCCCATAACGTCTCCTTGAAATCGTCGGCTAAATACTTCACTTCACTCGCTTCGTGCGCTCGGCAAATAATAGGGAACTGCCTCACTTGGAATATCCTTGCAACCTCCAAATCGGTCATGCCGTGGTGCTTGAAGTAGTTTGAGTTGAAGTATATTTTATCTGTGTCAAATAGAGACAGACACGTCCCCGCCACATTGCAGATATAATTATCTTTTACGTCATCCCGCCACGATACCACCATTTCTACGTCCACGAAGTGCCGGGGCTGCGGCTTTAGCACCTTTCCAAAAGTCGTTACTGCCACATACCCCGTTTCTTTCATAAACTCTAGGCTCTTCCTAAAATATTCCTGTGTATAGAGTAAATCGTCATCAATCGTGAAATAGTACTCGTTCGGCTGCATGAAGTAGAACTTGCCCGAATCCATAATATTCTCATCGCCCAAATGGTAGTGGAACTTGTCGCCCTTAGGAAACTCATCGGGAATCTCTGTGTACTCGTTCAGGTACACCCTGACAATATCACACTTCACGTCCACCAGCCCATCCAAAACCTGTTTGCAGTACCTGCGGGTCTTCGGGTAGGTAGCCATATTTATTGATACTTTTTTCATCAATTCAAATTCGTTAGCCATATCGGTTTGCGTTTCCAATTCTTTGTTAACTCCTTAACCTCGTTAATATACTCCATGTTGCTGACCTCCCTCACTGTGTTAACGCTCGCTGCACTCGGCTCACCTCCACGAATGAGATTGTCAGCATCCATATCCATCTCACGTCTTGTTTTCAAAATGCTGGTCGCAACGCATCTGCAGTTTACATGCCATTTTTGCGAGAAATCGAAATCCTTTGGGTATCGCCCCTGCAAGTCAGCACATACGATACCTCCCTTATCCAATTCCCTGTCGTAGTTCGGAGCAACGCTAATATCTATACCCACTATAAAATCCTGCTGCTGTCTCCGTATCTGTTGAGCCGTTTCGTAGGCAAAATTAGTTTCATTGCGCGTCAGCCTCAAAGCATTCTTGTAGCTCGATTTATACATGCCCGCCTTGGGTCTCGATACGTCCACCGCATCCAGCAGCCTCTGTTCACCAAAACGGGTTTGTACATTCTCTCTCAGCTTTATGGGATTATTCAAGTACCTGCCTATCTGAACAGCCGTTGTTTTTGCCGATTGCCCTTTGCTCACCGCAAATTCCAAAGCGAGCTCCAGCTCCTGTTTGAACTGGTTGGTATTTCTCCATATTCTTTGGCTCAGGTTCAAACCGTTCTCTATCCTACCCGCAAATGCATCCCGTGCGGCAATGTTTGATGCCAGATACCTGTTGAGTGCCAGTTGTGGCAATCGGTTCGCATTCTTGCCGAAAGCCAAATTAAATAACGCATGGTGCTTCTCATTGCCAACGGCCCACTCGCTATAAATACCGTTGACGATTAATGCAAACACATCTCCGTGCATTGCCCGCAATAGTTCATTCACCTTCCTGTTCAGCACGGGGTGATTCCTGAAAGCATACTCAAGATTGGATAGCCCCACGGTCATTTCAGATACGCTGCCAATTACTGATAGGTAGATAGCCCGTAGTTCCTTCATGTACCTACGTACATTCGCTTCATGCCGTCTATCGTACCCGCTTAGTTTCATAGCAAGTTGGTTATCTCTTGGTTTCGCTCATTCAGTATCTGATCCACCTCGTTGCTCACATTGTCCGCTAAATCTAACTCCTCAACTCCCTGTTGAATGCTCAGTACCCCCGCATCCCTAGCAATCTTCACACTCTCAGCCCTATCTTTCAGCGACCTGACGCTGTATGGGGTAATTACGCTTCTACAATTCAAACGGCCAAACGCATCGGCCATGTGTGGGTACTGCACCGAAAGTAGCTGCCTAACCAGTTCAAACTCTTCGTTAAGCATGTAAACGTATTCCCCACCATAATCCTTTGCCCGTGCCTTGCTATCAAAGAGTAATATTTCCTTGTTGTCCGCACTGAGCGGCGTTTTCTGCATAGCACTCGGTGAGTTGTTAAAAACTTGGGTCTGCTGGTAGAACTGCTCCTCGATGGTTCGGTACTGCCACTCCACGGCCTCCTTTGCTCCTTCCCACTGAATAGCGTTCATAAAGCCGTCTTTGCCCACCACAATCACCCTCCTAGCATCATCAGGTTTCTCTTCCACATTGCTCACCCGTCCATTTTCGCCCTTGTAAATCACGTAGGTCGGCACGGTATTTTTATCAATGTACATCATCTGTTTGGATAGTATATCCTCCATTATCTCAACCAGCTTCGTGCCCCCATCGCCACCCCATACGGGCTCGGGAATATGCGTATAAACAACCGTCAGTATGTCATGCTCTAGCTTTTCTAAACTCTTTTGCTTCCACCCCTGACCGCCATTCTCATAAGTAATCACTGCCCCATTTAAGTAGGTTATCAGCTTATCGGTAGCATCCGTTGCATCCAGCCACGCTATGCTTATCCCTAATAGCGTTTTTTCATCGGAAAAATACGGATAAAGTTTGTATCCCAGTGCGGGTGAATAGAGATTGTGTGTTAGTGTGTAGTCCGATTTTTCCCCCTTAATGTTGCTCGGTTTTTTTTCCAAACGCCAAACGGTTGCCACCTGACAACTTTTAAACAGCTCCTTTCCCCGCTCCATATTCAAACTATCCACAGCGTTAACCACCTTATACGCCATTTCTAGCAGCTCTTTCGCTTCGTCCGCTGCACTGTCATCAATCGGTATATCATACTTTCGCACCACATCGGTGTAAAAAAGGGATTGAGACATTTTGTTAACGGCTTCTTTCTGCTTTGCCAAGGGTATGCGCCTGAACTCGTCAACACCATTGCGCATTTTTGGCGGGTATCGTAGGTGGTCCCGCATGATGGCGTGCTTCATCTCGTTGTACTGAGGCTCTAACTCGTTCGCCCAGTCAGGGAGTTTAATATCGCTCCTGCATAGCAATCCCACAGCCTCGGGGGCTGGCATGTTGATAATATCTTGTAGCTGCTCAATCGTCATCACATCCTATTTTAACGATGGCAGTTTTTCTGCCAGCTCAAGTTTTTTTACTTCTTTCTCTTAACCACTCTAGCTTGCGCTGGTCGTGGCGTTGCCTTTTGGGGCTTACTTGATTCGATAGGGGGCAATTCTTTTTTCGCCCTCTCTTCATTCACCCGCTCGGTCAACCTTTCCACACTCTCACTCACATAAGGGGGCACGGAAGTACCTGTGAGTTTACCCAGTTCCTCCTTCAAGTCGTCTTTCTCGGTTCGCTTCACGTCCACGGGCTCCAGCTCATTCTCTCTATACCTTTCGCCCGTGTTGATGTACGCACCCCAAGCATCCTTTTCGCCCTCGGTCAGTTCGTAAACAAGGTTGATGTTGCCTCCCTCAAATACCGATATGGTAGCTGAAATGGAGTATTCAACCCCTGTTGATTTCAGCCTCACCCTATCTTCTAGTTTAAATCGTGCCATAATTTTAAGCTTTTATTTACCACAAATATACACTATTTTTAATCAATCCAAATAAATTTAACAAAATTATATCAACATCTCCACGTGGCGGGCGAACGCTTTTGCATCAAACGTTTCTCCTAACTCAAACAACATACGCATTATGAAGTTATCCGCCCAGTCCGGCGAGTGTCCAATATTCTCCTTAACTTTCTCTTTTGGCAGTATTCTTAGTTTCGTGTCTGTGTCCGCTTGGTAGGTTTTGATTTGCCCCAGTTCCTCCTCGATACACTGACGTTCATCCTCAGATACTTGCACCTCAAAATATATGCTGTCCATCGCTTTGGCCAAATAGTAGGCGCACTCACACTTTAAGTTGTAATATGCAGAATCAAATGGGCGACCATTATTCACAAATCCATTTATGCCGCAATTATCCACAATACCCCCACCTATCCCATCTTCATCCGCTATACAATTTCTCGCCGGTATGCCGTGCTTGCTTCGCATTGAGTTAATAGTATTCTGAATATCCACCATCGAACTAGTGTCAAATACCGCCACATCCACTATCACGAACCCATACCACACCATGATTATTGCCTTATCTGAGCCGTACCTCGCTATATCAGCCGTTATGTACCTATTCGCATAATCCTTTTTTATGTGCGTATTGCTCCATATTGCGCTTATCTTTTCGTAGGGAATCAGCGCCGTGGGGTCATCGTCATAATCGAAGTTGCCCCGCAGCAGTCGCTCCTTAGTAGCCTTATCCTTTATATTTCTCAAGTTCTCGATATACTCCTTGGGCAACCATGGATTATCAGAGTAGAGAGCGGGGATAAATTTCGTGTCGCTTGTTTCCTCGTTATCACGGTATGGTTTATAAAAAGTATGGTACAGCCAATTTTTCTTAGGGTTAAATGTTACCAATATCTTGCCGGCCAGCCCAAACTCCTCGTTCATCCATCTGCCCACCTTGGATTTTAAAACATCAAACGCTAAAGGGTGAACATTCCCCGCCTCCTCAATCCAACCGCCCGTGTACTCCTTTGAACCTAAACGCTCATATAGCGGGTCGATTCTAGGGTAATACTGCAATTCCAAAAAATCTATCGTGGAGCCGTTTATAAAAATAATGTTCTTGTCCGTTACCCGCCACCCTTTCAGACCCTTTGCCCCGCAAACCTTTCTCCACGTATGAACCATAGAATCCCGAATCTCCATCATGGTGTTGCGGGCAAAGAACCACTTGCTGTTTGGCATAGTGGCGCAGAGCGTTGAGAATATATCGCAGCCCAAATAGGATTTGCCCCCCCCGCCCGCCCCGCCGTAACCAATGAAGCGAACATCACTCGACAGGTACATATCCCATGCCTGTTTCTGCTTATCACTCCTCTCGAACATCTTGTAATCCTAATGCATCCCTAATGTGCTGAATGGTATCAGTTGAATACTCGTACTCCACCTTTTGTTTCTCCGCTGCGTAATCCCCGTCTATCTTGCTTAGATAATCCAAAGCCCGTATAACCTCCGCCCCTGAATTATAGACTAATGCGTACTCAATCGGTGTGCCGTCCTTATCTAATTTCGTTGGTATTCGCCTCGGATTGTTCCTTGCAATTTTGGTTGCAATCTCTTGCCTTTCATAACGGCTCAATATATCGTATTTAACGGCTTCTTTTTCCATCTCGACCCTTACGTCGTCTTTCTCTTTTTCGAGCCTATTTTGACGCTCCTTATACTCTTGTTGGCATTCTTTCCAATAGTTTGCAAAGGCTCTTTCCGACAACTGCATATTTCTGCATATCGCTGCATACGTATCATTGAATGTTAACCCCTCTTCCATTTTGGATAGGATTATCTTTTTTGCTTTTATTTTATTGATACGTGGTTTGCTCATTTAATCGTAGTATCTTGATTTAATTCTAAAATGCTGTTTTAAGTATTCGTATTGTTCTGCGACAAAGTTATACATTTTTTCGCAATTGAATATCTCTAGTGTTTCAATTTTTGCCGTCCCCCCCATATTCATAGAACCAGTTAAGGTGTTACCAGCAATGCCACCGACACCGCTAAAATAACCGAAGTTGTGATTTAAAGTCATTAAAACGCTTTTCTTGTTTCTCATAATATTCAGGGTCTATTTCAAATCCTACAAAGTTGAACCCACCTTTATACGCTGCAATCCTACTGCTTCCACTCCCCACGTGAGTATCTAAAATACTTTGCCCTTCAGTTGCATATTTGTAAAAAATCCAATCATAAAGTTTTATCGGCTTTTGGGTAGGGTGAAATTTATTTGCCTTATCCAAATAAGCAGAGTGCCTAAACATTTTTGGGGCTTTATCAAATGAAGTCCAAGCCATTTCACAATCTGCAAATGATAATCCTTCAGGTATTTCTTTATCCCAAATTATGTAATTTTTGCACGGTGGAAGTTCAAAGTAATTTCCGCCCCAAATGATTTGATTTTTTGAAACTCTAAATAATTGGGCAAAGTATTCAGGGCTTGGCGTTTCTTTATCCCAATCTTTAGGAGTCCATTTCCTGTTCTGTATTTTAGATGCTTTTTTACTTTTACCTACACCCATATTCATATTAGCTAAGTCAAGCCCATAAGGCGGGTCAACTACTGCTAAATCAAATTGATTGTCTGAAAAGCGTTTTAAAGCCTCTACACAATCCTCATTGTAAACTATCGAAGAAGGCACATGCCCATAACACGGGTTTTGCGTCAGGCGGGCTGACGTGCCATCCTCAACATTTGTATTTCTATCAATCATTTGTGCTTAAATTAAAGTTTCGTTTTTTAAATCCCGCCCGAACGCAAAGCCCTCGAACGTTATGCACAAGTTTAAGAAAACAGCGTTCGTGCATTTATCCGATGTTCTGCAATCTTGAAATAATTCTCGTCTTTTTCTATTCCGATAAAGTTTCGGTTTAGATTTTTACAGGCTACTCCAGTAGTTCCAGAACCCATACAAGGGTCAAATACTGTCATGTTTTCATTGCTGTATGTTTTTAGTAACCAATCAAGCAACTTTATAGGTTTTTGAGTGGGATGTTTTACTTTCTCATTTGAGTTGTTTACAATTCCAGTAATATCTATAACGCTTGTAGGAAATCTACTTCCGTCATCTGTATAATCAGTATATCGGTCTGTATTTCTATAATTTGATGAATTTACCTTATGCTTTTTTATTCCACATATTTTATTACCTGTTGTTTTTTGTGGGTTGTAAACAGGCAGTGAATTGTAAAATACCAATATTGTTTCATGGGTTCTTATAGGCATTTTATTTGCATTTAAAACGCCACTTGGAGTTCTTTTATGCCAACAAATATCATACTTGAACATTTTAGGATTACTCATTACTAAAGCACTTGTAAAAGGCTGCGATGCAGTTGTAATAAATGCACCATTTGGTTTTAGTAAGTAATTAACCATTTCCCAAAGTTTGTCAAATGGAATAATTGAATCCCATTTATTTTGAGTTGTACCATAAGGCAAATCGGTTAAAATTAAGTCTATGCTTTTAGGTTCGATATTTTTATATAGTTCCAAACAATCGCCTAAAAAAACCTGTGCATAACACTCGCTATAAGTAATGGCGGGTGCTGTTGTATTTTGTTGTTCTGTGCTTTCTATTGTCATTATCTGTTATTTAAAGTGAGTAGTTCAAAACCGCCACTACTCATAGCGGAAACGGTATAGTTAATTGGGGTTTTATCTTGTAATTCAATCATTTGTTCTCGTATTAAAATTTGTACTTGTGGATAGGTTCGGAGCTTCGTAATCCCCAACTAACCATACCACCATCGATGTGTGCCGATTGAAGTTTCTGCTGTCCAGCTTGATTATTCTACTCATTAGCGGTTGCTTTATTTACAAGTTTTAAACCTTATATTCTCCAAATATACGTAGGTGTAGCGTTATACCCCACCCCCGTGCATGTGTAACCGTATGGCTTCAGTAGGTTATCAATCGCTTTGTACATCGCATCTGTTTGGGCCTCGCATACCATTACCGGCTTGCATCGCTGTATGGTTTCGTCTGCCCCTTTCAGCACCTCAATTTCGCTACCCTCCACATCAATTTTTATCAACACCACGCTTTCTGTTTTCTGTATCTGATTATCCAGCGTATCGGCCTCAACCCACACCCCCGTTTCGCCTATTCTGCCCATGCCCATATTTCTTTCGCTATGGGTTTCTAGTTTCAAATTACAACGCTCACTCCATGCCGCTTTCTTTATCCCCCTGAACGGCTTTTTTTGATTCAAACCCATGTTTAAGCCCAGAATTTCAAAGCAAATATCTTGCGGCTCGAATGAATATATCGCCGTTGATTCACAATGATTTGCGAAGTATAAGCTATGGTTGCCGATATTTGCACCCACGTCCACATACACCCCGCTCAATCCCATTTTCCTTATTGCGCCCAACAATTCATACTCATACCACGGTACTTGGATGTAGATGTGCTCGCCCCGCATGCCATAGAAGCGGTAATCCCTGCCATTGTACTTAAATGCTTTAATATCAATCATTTTTTTAGTTTATCGGCCTCGATACATGACAAAAAGCGGGGTAACTGATGGATATACCATGCTCCACATCGTTCTGCCAGTCCAGTATCGCCCCGCTCGGCTGGTTCGTGTCAATATCAAAGAGTACGTCTTTCAGCTCGAAATAGTTACCGCCAAAATTCGCAACCCCTAGGTGCTTATTAAATGTTTCAAAGGTTAGCCCCTGCTTCGCTGCAAAGGCTTCGCAATACGCCAATATGGCTTCATTCAACTTGCTTCTCAATTCTTTCATGGCTCGAATATAGTTAATTAATTTGTGAAATGCAAATTTATTAAAAAAGAGCGGAGCGACCCGCACGGCAATACTCTTCCCGTTAACGGCAAACTGCTACGTTTCTGTTTCGAATGATTGTAAGGACACAAATACACTATTTATAGACAATTAAGGGCGATCATTTGCAAGAACAGAAACTTCACTTTCCAAATCAATTACCCTATCCTCTAACTCTTTTATCATTTCCAACATTTCTTTTGCAAAATCAATTGAAATAATAATGCCTGTGTACGCCTCACCATTTTCATCGAAGAACTCTTTGGCTCTTTTTTTTAGATTTTCTAATTTGTACTCTAAATTAAACTCCATTTTTATTCTTGATTTAGGCCTTCCTGTAACATTGTATTGCTGTAAGTGTGGCAGACGTGCCAAATTCTTGACAGCTCTTTTTTGCTCGCAAAATACTCATCAAGGCTAATACTCTTTTCTTTGAGTTCTGCCTTCAATTCCTGAACAGCAGGAAATATCCTGTTGTGTAGATCCACAGCTTTCAGCGCATAGCAGCCGTTGCATCTGCCCAGCATTTCATGCTGAACTGGCTTGCCGCAGTCTGGGCATAATTTTTCTGTTCTTTCAAGCCCAAGTTCCACCCGGCAAAAATCCGCCTTCTCTCTGAACCACCCGTCCGTTTCGTACAAATTAACAAACGTGCGCTTGCTATGCAGCACGGTGGTATGGTCTCGCCTTCCAAATTCGTAACCAACCATTGAATAGGTTACCCTCTGCCCGTTCCTTTTAAACAGTTCAAACGATAGCGCAATGGCCATGTGCCTTGCAAACACTGCCTTTTTTTGCCGTGTTCGCCCGATAACCAAACCCGCCTCGATATCAAAAACATCTGAGCATACCCTGATTGCCTCGCCAATGACCGGACTAATCATTTCCGGCGAGTTTAAGCACTTGCTGTGGCAGTACGTGATTCTGCTCTCGTTGCCCGTAGTGATGGACTTTATGATTGTTACTTCACCTCTGACAAAATCGCTGTACCCGATAAATTTTCGACAGACCTCGCACCTTACGCTTCGATTATAGTTCATTGCTCTTAATTTTTTCGTTAGCCACAATACGAAGAAAGCCTCCGCACTGCAACATCGTAATATTGTTTTTCCTTTTCTATTCCAATTGATTTTCGGTTTAACTTTAAGGCTGCAAGGTTTGTAGTTCCTGAACCCATTGTGT